TAGCTGACTTTTTGACCATTGGCAGCTCAACATAGCTTAATGTGATGATAAACCCTGACCAGATTACAACACCTAGACGCACCGCTGCACCTAGTACTTGCATCTGTTCATCATGGTCATCTACATTTTCTTTGAGCTTGGTGAAGATTCCTTTCTTTTCTGGCGGTTTTGTTTCCATTTATTTATTTTACCTTGTAGGAACTTCTGTAATCTTTTTTTAATTTGTTCTATAATCGGCTGTGCTACAGTTGTAGCTGCTACTGCTGTAACAGCTGCCACAGTTGTGGTAACTAATATATCAGCCGGTGGTATAGGTATAGGTGGTAAGGGTGGTAAGTTTAGTTTTGGAGCTGGAGGTGTCTCTGTCTGTACTGGTTTAGTATCCTCTGGTTCTCTAAGATCACTCGGAGGTACAACCATAGGTACATAGTAAGGCACTTCAGCTTTAGGTAAAGGTATATCTACTGTGTCTACTTCAAATACTGGTATGTCAATGGTGGGTACTTCCATTAAGTCTTCATTATATAACAAAGAACATAGTAAGGAGGTCTGTTTTCGTGTGAAGTACCACCACCAGTACTATGTGTAGTTGCCGATCCTCGGGTGTTTTCACCGGGGTAGTTCCAATCGTTTCTACCCGGACCAAATTGAGTCCAAGAGTGACTTCCAGAACTACCTTTTGTAGTTGCTGTGTGGGTGTGTGCAGGCATTTGGTTAGTAGTTAAAGTTACTGAAGCTGCACCACCTGTATCATTAATAGCATATCCACTACCAGTTCCTCCACCCATTACAAATCTAGCTCGTAAATTAGGCGTACTATTATTACCATCACATATAACCCAACCAGAAGGTATAGCGTTTTCTGCACCTGACCAAATAAGTATCATACCAGAAACAAATGCAGATATACCTGTTAAATTTGCACCACTAACAGCAGGCAATGTAGCTGGAAATCTTGCATCTGGAATTGTCCCTGCCGTAAGATTAGTTGCACTTAATGCTGAAAGATCTTTTGCTGTATTAGCTGCTATAGCTGAGTTAATAGAGTTAGCTAACTTAGCGTCAGTAACTGCATCGTCAGCTATGTGAGCTGTATCTATACTACCATCTACAAAGTGTTCAGAATCCACAGCATCATCTGCTATTTTAGCTCCTGTAACTGCGTCTGCTGCTATTTTAGCTGTAGTCACACCACCGTCAGCTAATGCACCTGTGATATAAAATATACCATTCATGGTTGCATGTGATGTACATATATAATATAGAACATCTGGTGCATCATGTGGTACTTCAAATATTATTGTAGAGCCTCCAGCTCCGGCGTTATTTGTTACGCCTGTGTTGTACTCTGAGCCTCCAGCTCCGGCTACACTCTGTATACGAAACGGATGTGCTCCAGAGGAGTTACCGTTTACAAAGTTATATGTTTTACCACGTGTCAAATACAAGGTAGGGTCGTTGACCGCCCCGGTCAAGCCCTCTCCTGTAAATGTATAGTGGTCTGAACCGCTTGCTCCTAGTGTATAAGTGATGTCTAGAGCATCGGCATGTAGTTTACTAGCTGTAATCTGAGCATCTGCCAGATCAGCTGTATGCACCTGACCGTCTTTTATACCGCCGGTGCTTACTTGTGTTAATGCCATTATGGTTTAGGATATTTGTCTTTGGTTGCTTTAATGGTAGCTTTCCAAGCATCTATACCATTATGGTAGATGTCATCTAGCTGATCGACCACACTAGGGTATTTGGCTGCTCTATTTCTTGCATAGTCTTGTGCATCAAAAGCATCTTGCATTGCTTTTAATCCGGCATTTATTTCAGCTTCAGAAGGTTTTGTACTACCATCTAAAATTGTTAAATTAGCATAGGTCATTTTAGTTTCATCACACCATGCTCCTTCCTTTGTTCCGCCTTCATACCATCCAAACCATTGTCCGCTTTTAATAGTACGGACATAATCGTCAATATGATTAGGTCTTCCTGTGTTTATGTCCATAGTTATAGATCCGCTAATTTAACAAAAACAACCATATTACCGTCACCGGCTCCGATATTTGAAGCTTCAGAAGACTGCCACCAAAATGCTACTTTGTCGTTAGTTGTATTTGTTACTTTTACAATAGCTTCGCAAGTAGCTGCTGCCCAACCATAACCATTACTGGTTCCACTAAAAGAGTTTATATTGCACTGCCCTTCTGCTATTTGATGTATCGGTGGGTTTGCGTTACTATTAGTTCCATATATTCTATTTCCACCGATTCTCATGTTTAAATTTTGACCTGAAAACTTTAAACAATAAGAAATATAATATATTCCTGTAGAAGGAAAACTAAATATTCCAGATGATTCTGTTATTAGTTTTCCGCTAGGACCATTTGCCCAACTTCCCCCCGGACCACCGGGTTTTCCCCAACCAGAGGTTATATAACCGTTACCGCTAGTATTACTAAATCCTTGTCCGTGAAATGTATCATAAACCGAGCCTGCTGCACTTTCAGCCGGTAAATCTGTAAATGATAATGCACCAGAACCATCAGTCTTTACAACTTGGTTAGATGTTCCATCGGATGAAGGAAAGGTTAAGCTGTTAATTGTTGTTGCATTGATAGCACACTTACCGCTGCCATCTAATGTTATAGCGTCTCCTGACGCACTGTTTGATCGTACTTGATCGACTAATATTCTACTCATGCTTCTATCTCCATTGCTGTAATTGTGCTTGAGTATAGACCATATCCAAATGAATCTGAGGAAGTGTATGAGTTATTAAATTGAACATTTCTTGTACTACCAGCATTTTGTGCAATACCAAAATTATAATATCGTGAGTTAGTATCTCCAGCAGTATCAAGAAAACTTAAAGAGTGAAAAGTTGGATAATTATTACTGTGTTGAAGTGCAGCACTAGCCATCCTTCCTCTATTACCACTTGCATCACCTACCGACGCTGTTAAAACTGAACCATTTTTATGAAATCTTACAAACATTGCACCTACGTTTGTATTGCTAGAAACGCAGACATCACCAATAATTAAAATTTTATTTGAAGCACTACTTGGTGTAAGTGTAACTTTTAAACTTGCATCATCATAATTAAAGAATGTATCACCAGATGTAGCAATAGTTGAAACATCTGTTTTAGTAATACTTACTACTTGAAGAATTTTACTAGGTGTTTTCCAACTTAAATTTCCAGATCCATCTGTCGTTAATAGTTGACCAGCACTACCATCTGATGTAGGTAACTTAAAAGCTACTTCACTAGATGTAGGTGCGGATGTAGGTGGGTTAAGCGATACGCTGTTACCACCCGAATGTTTTAATTTTATACTCATGATGCGTCAACCTCCATTAAAGTTAGAGTATGAGCGTTGGCTCCCTCATTAAACAACCAAATTGTATTAGAACCCGATTCTCTTTTCAAAGCCACTCTATAAGTATGCGAGTTTGTGTCAGCAGGGTTATCTAAATATACATGAGAACTTCTGGTTGCTTTACAAGTACCATCAGACTCACGAAGGTTTGCATATGTTTCTTCATAAATCATAGTGGTATCTCTAAAAAGTTTTAAAGCACATCTACCAGCTCCCGACCCACCTATATATGGGTTAAGACTAAGCATAACTAAAACTTTATTTGAGCTTGATGTTAGAGTAATACTCTGACTCATTCCTCCTACATCTGCACCTTCACCATCCTGACTGGCTGTAGAAAAATCTCCACTATTAGCCGATGCTTGTTTAAATTGTAAAACTTTACCACCTTGAATTGTAGATTTAGCTGGTGTAACTGCATTACTAGCTATCATGTCGGTATCTACTATACCGTTGGGTAAACCACCAACAGAAATTCCTGTGATAGTACCATTACCATTAATTTGTATTGCCATAATTATACTATTGTGTAAACACTACCACTAGGTACTGTCAGTGTAACGCCATTTGCTATAGTGATCGGCCCAGCACTAAGAGCGTTTTTGTTTGTTGAAATTGTGTAGTTGTTAGATATAGTCTGTGAGTTCTCATAGATACATCCATCAGCTACTGCTGAAGCTACACCTGTTAAACTACTACCATCACCTGTGTAGGATGTTGCACCTAAAGCTCCTGTTGCAGAGTTAAAGGTCAGATTACTACCACTCTTAGGTGCTAGGTCTCCACTTGCTGCTGTAACAAATACAGGAAAACAAGTTGTGTCTGATGACTCATCTGCTACTGGTATAGTAGAAGTGTTGATAGAGTTTGTAGATGCTGCTGTAATACGTCCCTGAGCGTCTACAGTAATCGCTGGAATTGCTGTGGCTGAACCATAGCTTGCAGCGGTTACAGACGTGTTAGCGAGCTTATCCGCAGTCACTGCGTCGTCAGCTATTTTTGCTGTAGTTACATTTGCATTTACGATAGAAGCTGTTACTACTGCACTACTAGCTAGTTGATCTGCACCAACTGCATCGTCTGCAATTTTAGCTTGTGTGACTCCGTTATCTGCTATCTTTGCTGTTGTAACTGCACCACTTGCAAGTTTAGCAGCTGTTACTGTACTATCACTTGGTGTACCAATACTTACTGAGGCTCCGATGGTGATAATAAAGAAGTCAACACCATTAACAGGGGCGGCAGAAAAGATAATATCGCCACCGTCGAGAGCAAATCCTTCGCTGGGTTGGCTTGTACCTGTGTTAGGTTTTTGAACGACTCCATTGATAGAAACAAGCATTTGCTGTGCAAAAGTGCCTGCGTTGCTAAGTGTAAATCTATAAGCTGATCCATTAAATGTTGCACTGCCTCCACCAGTTCCTGATGAACTAGATATTGTGTTTATAAAAAAGTTACCTATTGTTTGAGTTTCTTCCCAAGCACTAGATGTTCCATTATATACGAGAAGTTTGCCTGTGCCAGTATTAAAGAATAAATCACCGCTATCAAGAGAACTTGTAGGGTTCGACGACCCAACTCTATATCTTTCTGAGAAGTCATTAATATCTCCACTAAGGCTGACAAGATCACTTTCTGCAAGTGTAGCTTTATGATAGTTATATACCTGTCCAGAACCAGTTGATGTTACAATAAAACGTATACCAGCTGCTACAGTAGAACTGTGAAAGTTAGATGGTATGCCGTTTATAGTTACTGTAGATCCACCTACGGTTCTACCTGTTGTACTACTACCACTACCACTTACTACAATACCAGCTGCGTCTGCTATAGAAATAGCAACACCAGATACTGGTTGTGTATTAGGAAATGATACTTCGTTAGCTATAGCTTCAAACCCACCAAATGGTTCTAGTTGTGCAGCTACATAATCTACAACAGCACCAGATGTTGGTACGTGTGAGTCACTGTTAGTTATTGTAGTTTGCTCGCAACCTATCTTACCTATAGTAATTGCATCGTCTGCAATCTTAGCTGTTGTTACGTTTGCATCTGTAATTTTAGATGATGTAACAGAGTTAGATGCTAGTTTGCCGTCTGTAATAGTTGTGCTCGCTATTTTTGCTGCGGTAATTTGACTGTCTGCTATATGAGCAGTATCAATAGATCCGTCAACATAGTGCTCTGAATTAATAGAGTCATCTGCTATTTTTGCTCCTGTAACTGCATCGTTTGCTAGGTCAGCTGTGGCAACACTAAGATCTGTAATGTTAGCACTTGCTACAGTAATATCTGTAGGTAAAGCACCTCCAGCTAGCTTTGCCATTGTCACAGCATTGTCAGCTATCTTAGCTGTTGTTACATTAGCATCTGTTATTTTAGCGGTAGTAACTGCTGCGTCTTTTATTTTAGCTGTAGTTATAGCTGCATCTTTCAGGTCAGATGATAATATTGTTTGATTCTGTTCTTCTTGTGCAGCATATAATAACTGCGTATTGTTGTTGTTAAGATCGCCTGCCTTAACTGATGACCCTGCTGTAAAAGTTGCCTTAGCACTGTCTACGTCTGTATCACGAAAGATACGTATTGCAGCTGGGCTTACTGGTATGTTGCCTGATGTAAAAACAACATTACCGCCGCCGGTGGTTGTGTAGCTTGTTATATTATAGTGTGAGCCTGATGTCTTTATGACACCATCTACATCAACTTTAATATCAGCTTCTTTTATGGAAGGAAAGGAAAACGACTTCGTAGCGTTTCCGTCTCCTGTGTAATCTACGAAAGTTGTTGCCATTACTTATACATTGAAAGAAGGTTGTTTGATTCTCTAGTTTTATATTCTTGTTGTAGTTTTTTCTGTTTCTGCTCTTGAGTTAAAGCTAAGATGTCTTGTCTGTATTTAATATCATTCCAAGCTAATCTTCTAACTTCTTTAAACAGTCTGTCAATTACAATATTGTGTTTATAATCTCTAGCATTGTATTCTGCACGATTACCAGCACGAATATCTTTTCTCATTAACTTCATAGATGCAATCATTTCTGGATCTTCAGATAGCTTTTCTAGTTGTGCTTCTAGATTATATTTACCTATAGCTTGTTGAAATTGAGATCTAATCCCTGCATCGTCAGTTAGGTTAGTACCATCAGGTGCATAAAATGTACTGATTCTAAGGTCATACCCACTGTCAAACAAGAATTGTCTACCAGCACTTTGGTCCATGTTTAATTGAATAGGACTAATCATGTTAAATGCACGAGTCATGAAGTCATGTTTTCTTAATGGTTTACCGTTTAGCATATCATACTTAATAGGTAGACCTTCGATACCGGGTAAAATTTCAGTAGCCAAGTTACGGTTTTGCCAAGACTGAAATACACCAGAATTAATTTCACGCATATGTGGACTGAGTAGTTTACCTAGTTCATTACGTAAAGCTGCAAGAGGTATTGTATTATTAGTAACACTAGCTACAATACGTTCTGCCTGACCGGGGCGACCAGCTACTAAATCAACTAGCTGTTGAAGTCCTGACATATAAGATTTACCTGATACAGCCTGAGCTACCACTAGAGAAATCTTTTGTAGTTCTTTTTCTGACCACTCTTCACCCATCAGAATACTAGCATCACCTACGTTAGCTATAGTTTTTAGTACTAGACCAAAAGGTTCAAAGTCCTCATAATCTAGTCTTACACCACCAACTTCTATAGTTCCGGGTAAGTAACCGCCATCTATCCAACCTTGACGTTGCTGCCTATCTGTAGGTCCATCACCAGTAAGTCTACCTGACATCCATGCTTGTACACCCATAAAGGTTACAGCAGAGCCTATTGCAAATCTACCTGTTTGTAATGCCTTAGCGTTTTGTAATTCTTCTACCGTGTTAATACCATACTTTTTAAGGTTAGGTATATCTTTAGGTCCAGCAAAAGCTATATCATTAAACTCTTTTACAAGAAAGTTAAAACCGGGGGTATGCTTACCAGTTAGTGCAAGTCCGTTTACACCAGTTCTAGCAAATAAAAAGAAAGGTCTAACAAAAGGATTTGATGTCATAACATCGTTAAGACCTTTAGCAAAGCCAGTCAAGTCTTGTGTTAGTGTTACCTCTTTCTTTGCAAACATAGTTGCATCATCTTTAATATTACCATTAGCATCAAATATTTCTGCATAGAAATCATCTTGATATGCTTTCATAATATTACCGTTGATCTGTGGTAACTGTACACCAGAGCCTTCTAGTTCTAGTACACGACGCATAGCTTTTTCTCTCATCTTAGCTCTACCTAGTAAGAATGTAAAAGCATCGTCAGTCGCTGCCATTATCTTAGTAGAGTAAGTAAAAAGATTATTGTTATTTATACCACGTATCATGTTAGTCATAGCAAATATAGCACGATCTTCTTTAGATGCTCTACCACTATCTTCTGCCCATCTACGCATAACTTCCCAGTTAGCATCACCTTTAGTAAACTCGATAAATCTAGTTTTAATTGTAGATATATCACCACTCCAGTAGCCATTTAACTTGGTAAAAAACAAATCAAACGCTTCTGGTATAGCTTCCATCATACCATTCATTGACGCAAGACTACTACGTACGGTAGACGCATCTCCAGTAAATGGAAAACGCATAGTAGCTCCAATAAATGTAGAAATAGGACGCAAGAATGTTGCACTACCTGTACCTAACAATGCTCGAAGTGGTGTTTTAGGTCCACTTAATACACTGTGACTTATCATTTCTTGTAAACTACGTATCAAAGCACCAGTACGTTGTGGTCCTTCGCCGCCTATCTGTCCACCTTTTAGTATAGTTCTTGCCCAGTTATCAAAGTCATCTAGATTATTTACATTCTTCATCATAGAAAAGGCTTCAAACAACGCATTTAATAGGTTGTCATCTGCATCATCTTTAGCTATTTTAAGAATAGAAAATATAGAATCCTTAACATCTTGCATATCAGATGCGACAGCTTGATTAACTGCATCATCTACTTGCTGTCTAGTTTTGCCTGCACCAAATGATCTAAAATAATCAGATGCTACAAACCTAGATTTTTTAGTTTGTGTCAAAGCAGTTAACATAGTATCTATTATTTGCTTTGCTGGTCCGTCAATGTCATCTAATGACACGTAATCTGCTAGTTCTCTACCAGCTATACCTGTATCTCTAAGCTTTTTAAGCAAAGATCCAACTACTAAGTCAGCTGTAACTACTGTTTCAGCAGACCAAGTTTCAAATGTTTTGTCTCCTAATGGTATGCTAGCTTTCTGCTTCTCAAATAGATCAGTTAAATACTCCTCTGGGGACATATCTACTACTTCTCTACCGTCAGTAATCTTCATGTAAGATTCTATTGCATCACGCCACACGTCTGCTAAAGCTTTTCTGTCGCTTTTTACAAACTCCATTTCTTTTTTAAACTTTTCATCGCTCATTAGACCTCGAAGTGTACGTTCGACTACCTCGTCGGTTGTACCACCTTCTCTTGCTATACGTTCACGTTCTACGTTAGTTGTAACACCACCTGTAGATCCGTCTTCAGATCCCCAGTCAGTACGTGTACGCTTTAGCTGATCTCTAGCTTGACCTACGTCAACCTCTGATGTATGAGCACCTTGATGCCTTTGAGCTATAGGTGCGTTCTTTTCAGCACGGAACTGAGCGTCACCTTTACGGATCTGTGCAAGTGCAGCTGTAGTTGTCTGACCTTCTATACTAGCGTTACGCTGTATGATCTGTCTTTTAACTGCACTACTACCACCGCCTATTAACTGTGCTGCTCCGTCAAATATTAAGCCTATACCCATACCTTCAACAATGTTTTTAAACTTCATCATCATAGGATGGTCAGTATCTTTTGTAGTTAGTGGTGTATCCATCCAACCATACTGTTTAGTTAAAGCACCTAGAGCATTGTGTCCGTCTGATTCTTTTGATATTAAGTCAGATACACTACCAATAGCCATAGCTCTGGTAATGCTTCCAAGTCCTAACATCTTAGCTGAAGCTACACCTAATAAAGGTACACCAGCTGCGGCTAATCCTTTAGCTGATAATACAATACCGGCAGCCATGCTACCAAAGTGTACAGTACCTCTCAGTAATTTACCCCACCATGTTTTAGTTATGATAGGGTCATCTTCATCTACAAATGGATCCCAGTCTGGTCTATAGTAACCTTGCTCTTCTTTTTCTTTTTGCATCTGGCCACTTACAGCGTCAAATGTACGTTCTGCAAATGTAGTGCTGGAAGAAATAGTATCTTGTATACCACCAGTTAAAATAGACTGCCCTTCTTTAGCAAAAGCTTTTAGCCCCCACTTATTATTAGTTACTCTAGGATCTATTTGTTCTTGTTCTTTCTGTTCTTCTTCTTGAACAGCTAGTTGTTGAGCTTGATTAATTTTATCTTGTTTAATAGAATCTTCTTCAAGCTGTTTTTGTATTTCTTCTGGAGAAGTAAATCCCGTAGGATCATATTCTACATTAAATTCTTCCATAGTTATAAGTTTAGGTCAATAGCTTCCTTAGCAGCTGGACCGTAAAGTGTGTTTAATCTCATAAATGGTGGTATTTCATCAATTAATGATTCATACTTTTCAATCTGCTCTTCTGTAAAAGGCATCAATCTTCTGTATGATGTGTCAGCATTACCAAATAGGTGCTGATTGTTTGCTTTGTGGTGCAGTCTACTCATAAGTAACTTAGATTGAGCTACCTGATCAAATGGTTTAGTAAAGTCAATGAGTCCTATGTTAGAACTAAACACTTGTGTTAGTGCAGTAGGAGTCATATCATATAAACCAATATTTGTGTAGCCATCTTGAACTAACTCAAATACTTCTTGTATAGTGTGTTGAGATAAAGGTTTACCTAATGGTAACTCTGTAACGTAGTTCCCGTCTGGACCCTTAATAGCATCTATGCCACCATTTTTTACTTGATTGGGTGTTTCTAAAGCACCTAACATTTCGTTATAGTTTTCACTATTAGTTAGACCATCTTCAGCTGCTATTATAGTTTTAGTAGCATTGTTTTTATGATTTAACAATGGGCTATCTAATACCTTAACATCTGGATTATACATTAATGCTGGTATAGGTTTAATCCTACCAAGTTTAACTAATCTATCATGTGCTAGCTTTAGCGGACCTTTGTTTGGAAATCCTCTAGCTAGTAAAGTCCATGTATGATCTAGTTTATCTTCTGTACCATTAAAATAACCTTCAGCATTTAGCACAGGATCTTCTTCACCTTCTAGTAAAGTACCAGAATTTATAGCTGTTCCATTACTGTCTCTATATAACTGTACTAATTTTTGAGCTTTTGCAATTTTAGTATCTTCAATTATATCACTTAACACATTGTCAAAGTCCCCATTACCCATAGCATCAGTTGTATCTTTCTGTGCTTTTTGTAGTGCAGAATCTCTGTCACCACTTTGATTATAGTAATACTGGTATCTTTTTTTAAAGTAATCACCAGCTTGATCGTATACACTTTTAGATGTAGTAAGTCTCCAAGCATCATCCTGTATTAACTTAGGATCACCATTTAAACCAGCTATCGTTTTAGCTCTTTCTAAAGATAAACCTTCAAATAAACCAGAAACTAATTTAAACTCTGGTCTGTTAAATTCAGATACTTCACCAGCTGCTAACGCTTCCTCTGCTTGAGTTCTTAGATCTTCATTACTAAATGTAGTCAGTATATCTCTTGGAACTTCTTGCCCATCTAAAAGTCTTTTCTTTAGATCATCAATTCTTTTCTGTTCTGAAGCTCTGTTGTTTTTTGTATTTTGTTCTATAAAAGCCTGTGCTATTCTGTTAGCATTTTTAGGTTGTATATCGTAGTAATTAGATAACTTACCAGTGCCCTTATGTTGTGCAGCTACAAACTTATCTTGATATAATAAATATTCTATATCTTGTTCAGTAAACTGATCTTGTTTAATACCTTCAAGAATCATATTAGTCCACATTGTGTTAGCTGTTTGAGCTGGGTTAGGATCGCCAGTAGCCTTAAGTATTTCTATTTTATTTTGTATAAAACCAGCTTTACTATAAACACTGCTAATAGTGCTAGACTTAATATTAGGATTGTTATATGATTCAGCTGCTACTTTAATAGCATTAAAATAGTTTTGAGTAGATGTATTAGAACGTAAGCTGTTAACAGCTTTATTTTCTACATCGTAAGACTGTCCAGCCCATGACTTTGAGGTTTTATCAAAGTTAGGCATAAAGTTATTAATGACTTGACTTTCCGTCATTTTAGGATTAGCTTTAGCAAACATAGCTACAAAGTTAGCCCCTGCAACTTTCATCCACTGTTGCTTTCCTGAAAATGTTAAGTCAGCATATAACTTATTATTGTAAGTCAAGCTTTCTTTAGCTATGCCTAAATATATAGGCCAGTAGGTTGACATGCTTTTTGATGCGTGTCTACCATTTAAAAACTCTTCAGCTGCTATAGTCTTTTTAAAATCTAATAACTGTGTACCTGAGACAACTTCATTAGTTTCTGGATCTTTACCAGTAGTTTCGATTCTAGCTATTGCTACATCTTCGTCATTTCTAAGCTCACCTTCTACTTGTTCAATGTTTTTTTCAACAGTAGCATAAGTCCCACGTTTCTCAGGATCGTTGTAAATATCTTGTAATTCGTCAAAAGCCTTTCTATCTTCTGCATACTCTTGACGTTTTGCTAGATAAGCTTTACCAGTAACAGTAAGATTGTAAAGACCTGTCAAATTTTTAGCAGTTTTACCAGCTACAGTTTTATTGTAGCGTTCTATTTCTGCTGCAAAAAACTCTTTACGGTCTTGTATATTTTTGTCAATCTGTGCATTGACTTGTTTAGTTAGATCAGGTTCTGTTTTTTCATAGTCTAACTTTTCGTTAGTAAAGGGAGCAGCTTCCTGTCTTCCTAGATATTCAAAATAAGATTGTGTCATGATACTATTGAATTAAATAATCCGTCAAAGCCAGCGTCTAATCCTAATATACCACCTCCAGCTGTAACTGGTGATAAAGCGTTAATTCCGGCAAGTCCTTGAGCACCAGCTCCTATACTAGAAAGGCTAGCTGTAGTATTTAAACCAGCACTAGCACTACTACTAAACATACCTAAACCTCCCAATCCACTTGCAATACTAACTACAGTACTTGCAATACTTAATGCACCACTGAGTCTATCAGATGGAGGCATCATAACTGGAGCACCATACTCTGGTCGTATACCGAGTGATTCTCTTGTTTTAGCTTGGAAGTTCTGCATCTGAGCTAATCTTGCTCGATAACGTCTCTGCATCTGTACTCCAAACTCTTTCTGTACAGCATTATCTAGCTGTCCTCTAGCTCTGGTTAGAGCAACTAATCCTTTCTTTACGGATCGTCTATCTCGACCACCTTCATTGACTGAGCCTTTTGTTTGTTGATATTTTATAAAGCCTGCTTGGTAAGCTTTCCTAGCTTGACCCTGTACATACAAGGCTCGCTGGTAGTCATTACTAATAGCTCGACTATAACCTGTGGCAGCACGTTGCATACCACGAACAGCAGAAGTTTCTCTGTTCCAAAATTTTAGGGACTCTGAACGATACTTAGCATCCTTCTCCATCCATCGTTGTTTCGCAGCATTTCTAGCTGCGGCATTAGCATCTACGCACACGGCAAAATTCTATAAATTCTAAATTATATGGTCCATTCCTGACTTTACGTAGGAACTTAAAACCTAAAAACTTTAACAGTTTTAAATGTACTGTATTTCTACAGTCTACTATGTTCCACAAGAGTGGCTCTTCACGGCTATCGACATACCGTTTGGCTTCTCTCGCAAATGTAATGGGATAGCGTTCTATCTCTGGTGTACATAACATCCAGATTACTCCGCCTTCTCCTACTCCGGCTAGTCCGGCAGTCTTGCCGTCTGGTACTGTGAAATACACAGCAGAGCCTTCCTGAGCAGCCATAGGTAAGAAGATCATAGGATCTAACCCGTGACCCTCTGTCACCTCTCTGAGGTCGTCTGGACGTAGGTTGGAGGCCACCTTAATGGCAGCCTCAGTTGTGATTGGGTGTATGTAATTAGGCACGTTTGTAAAATAATGGTGAGTAGTCACCTTCCCATGCCATAGCTCTTAGGGTAGCTGGAGCTGGGTGACTTGATTTAAGTACAATATCTACGTTTTTATTCTTTTCGTAAACAGGTATAGTTTTGATATACTCTTCTAAATATGGTGCATCCGATACCTCATACTCATCTAACAATGATGATTCATATATCTCTGTATAGTCATCTTTTCCTATGCGTGTTAACGTCGTTTCGTATAGACCTATCTTACCAAAATGTAACTTAAGTCTGTGTACAATAAGTGACGAGTTAACATCAGCAAAAGATTTTTCTCCCTGTACTTTTTTGGGATAAATTCTAGGAAACTTAACAAGGTATTCGTATAGATAACCTATAGTAAATGTACCTGTAGTCCAGTCTCCGGGGACTGTAAAATCGTCTCCGTTAATTACAGTAGGTAAAGCATACCTTGCTAATCTAGTTGAGTTAGTATCTAAATCAATTATAGCTAAAGCATAGTTTGGTGTGGTAACTTGATCTATCCAGTCTGATTGATTAGTAAAGGTTGTTAAGTTTGTACTTGCACTATAACTTCCATTACCAACAGTAGTATGATTATCTAAATGTATTTGATAATTAACATCATCTTGTGTAATAATAGGATCACTGTCAGCTTGTACAAGTTTTATGCTTTGTAAAAAATTATCTGTATCTACAAAGAAATACTCGTCATTTATAATAAAATGATACAGTAATGGATTGTTGAGCTTCCATTTAAACCATGCTTGCTGCTGTCTTTTATCACCTATAGCTAGATATTTATAGCCAAATACTGTGTCAGAGTTAGTTTTACCTATTAATATAAGAGAGTTTTCTCTGGAATTAGTAAATAAATCTAAGTCTTTAGGTAGTAATGTAGGTACTAGTTTACTAATTTCTACAACATCAGGCTCTCCTTCTCTAGATGTGTTAGCCATTTCATTTAATCGGCTAAATTTACCAGAGTTATCAAGGTAAGATACTGTAGTTCCTAGTGATATAGGGGGTATATCTTTATTATAATTGAAGGTAGATACACTTCTTAACTTAGCTGTATCTGGATTTAATACTGTGTCATCTGTAGACAGTAAAAACTGTTGGTTTGTACTAAATACAAGTAGTCCAGCATTGATTTCTATACCATCAAATATATCAGATGGAAACATAGATGCAGCAGATATGTCAATAGGGTCGCTAGCTGACACTGTCAGAGCTGATTCAATAAAGAAGTCAGGGGTTCCTAACGTACCCGGTCTAGATAATATGACATTTTCACCAGATAAGACAGCTAATCTATTACGGAAAAACAATACTTTGTTAATACGTGAACCTACAAATGTAGGCATAGGGTTAGTATTATTATCTCCTACTCTACGTGTTTGATATGTAAAAGGTCTAACCGTAAATGTAGTTGCAGCTGTACGCTGTAGAACTAACGGCATGTTAGTCAACGTATCTGTAATACCCGGTATTGGACATTCACTCCAAGAACCAGCACCATCTAAATTATTTTCTCCGGAAAATCTAAGGTAGTAGTCATCTTCATCTGACATTCTAGCATTAGATACTTTTACTACATAGCCATGTCTACATTGATTAGGCAGACGTGTTACATCATTAACTGATTTTTGAAAGACTCTCATTAAATCTTCTTCTGCTACTTCTACGTTAAATGCAGAGGAGCTGGAAAGATATATACCCGGTCCTATAACTTTAGCTGATATACCAGCTGGTAACTGTGATACAATACCAGCTAAAATAGTGTCAGCTGTAACTGCTGTATCTGCATCAAAAGGCGTAGGCGTAGGTCTAATAAGTCCGTCACCGTTACTTGATAATGTAGCTTTAACTTGTGTAGTTTCTATTTCTGTTATACTAATATCTAAATAAGCCTGACCATCTGAACTATTTGCTTCAGAAGCATGTTCTGGATTGACTCGTATAACATCACCAACATCCCAGCCTTCACCACCATGTAATAAAGTTACTTCTAAATTATAGCTACATCTGTAGTTTTGTCCACCCGGTCCATTGCTACTAGCACTATAGTTAGGGCTGACACCTTGTTGACCGAGAGCTGTTGCACGAAATACTAGGTTAGTTTTACCTGATGTAATAGTTGCACCACTGCTGTTTTTTACATGTACTATATTACTTGTAGCATCATAACTTCCAGCAGCTGTAACAGCATACACCTCTGTACCTATACCGGGGCAATGACCTGAGCCGTCTGACTCGTCAAAGCTGTTGCCTGTAATTTTTACTTTAGTAGCACGCTTGATAGTAGTTAAGTTTCCTGTAGATGTATCATCAAATATATTTAATCCGTACTGCCTACCGTTTTCTGTTCTCATTAATTCGATCATAGCACAGTGAGCTTCTGGTCTGTCAGCTGTAGTACCTGTCTGTCCTATTAAAGTATTAGAGTTAGAACTATCACGACTACAAATAAAGGTAGTGTCGTTAATAGTAAGGAACTGTAAATTTTCTGGTTCACTTGTTGCAAGATAATTAGTTACTGTAGACTGATGATTAACTCCATCGTGTGTATAGCTTGTAGTCATTTGTGTACCATCACTACAACGCCATACTCTGACCTGACCATCAGCTGCTACTTGACCTACGTATGATCCTTCTGACTCATCACGAAAGTAATGAAACCAAGAACCACCACTCTGCACATTAGGCAAAGGAGTAGTTCCTATACGTTTAGCACCCGGTCTTTTATATAATCCAAGTGTTATATCAGGTATCGCATTAACAATATCTGTCAGCTGTCCTTGGAATTTTAAGTGATCGGGCTGCTCTGAAATCCCAGAAACAAAGCTTGGGATAGTTTGTGTAATGCCTGCCATTATTTTTTCTTTTTAAGTTTTCTAAGTTTAGGAGGTTTGCTAGGATCATGTGGAGGTATAGGTCTTATTGGTCCTAAAACATTACCCTTAGAATCAGTCATCTGACCTAGATCATTATACTTAATTTCCATAGTCATAATGTCTGCTACATCATCCTCATCATATTTGTAAGCCATTATCTTCTAAGAGTTCTCCATGGTTGATATGTTTGGTATGAAGTTTCATCTTCGAATCCCATCATGCTATGATTACCCTGATTACATTCGTACTCCATAAGACTTGCACGTGCTAAAGCTTCCTGTGAGCCTAGTAACTTTACAAGTTGTGGGTTAGCTACAAGCTGTGTAGCTGCCATTCTTGATGCTCTGTAATTTATGTATCTTTTAAATACAGAAGGTAGATCTTCATAGTTATATAGTCTGATAACATCTAACTCAATGGTTGTACCCATGTCAGTAAATGTATCGGTGTGTGTAATTTTATCATATAGATAACCACCACGTCTAACAAAGTTATAATGTCTTCTGCTCCAGTTATCTGGTAAATCTATTTTAACTATGTCATTTGATATAGCTATTTTGTTAGTTGTAGTATCTTTACTAAATGTTACATGACGTTCTCTGTTAAAGTGCCAGCCTTCTGCCTGTGTGTCAACATTAGCATCACGTAGTAAGTTATATATAAATTGTATTTCTGGGTTAGCGTTTGCTATAACTCCAGTAGATGGATCTTTAAGTTGTGATATAGGTGATTGTCCGATAGCTCCCAGTATTGCGTTCACTGCGGATAGTTCGGTATCGGTGTCAATAGTTGTGGTAGCCATAAGAAAAAAAGGGAGCCGAAGCCCCCGTATAAAAAATAAATTACTCGAACGTTGTTGTAGAGTTAGATACCGCAGCTCCAGCGATAAGCTCAACAGCAGCAGCTGGATTCAGTGAATCAGCTCCCATTGCAAGTCTACCTAGAATTACGTCACCTTGGTATACAACTGAAATGTCTCCAGATGTTACCTGTACTTGTGGTCCGATTGCTTCAACACAGCCAGCAGCTTCCTTCTGGAAGATAAGTCCACAGCTGTTATTAAAGTTGTCAAGGTTTCCGTATGTGTTAACGGTCTTAACAGCTCCTGTACCAGCTCTTTCGTCTGCTATAGCTTCTCCAACGAAGTCACCTGTGTTTGTAGGTGCAGCTACGCCGGGGTTTGTTGCACCAGCAGAACCACCTAGATTAGTACCAAACTTGCCAAAGAAAGGAATGTTCATTGACTTGTAGATTCTAATGCCTGCGATTTCGAGGATGCCATTACCTGACTGTAATGCGTCACCTTGCTCATCTCTGTTGATTAGATAAGCACCTGAACCTGATCCACCTACGCCCTGAATTAGTTCGTAGTATTGTCTTGGGTTCAATACAGCAACTCTACCTTCGCCAGAAACACCTTTCTCATCTAGTGCAGCAGCTGCATCGTAGAAAGCGTTTACAAGGAATGTAGCGTTGTATGCGTCAGATGCCTGTGCGTTTGTACCTACACGGATCTGTGTTCCACCGGGTTCTACAAAGTTAGACTTTGTAACTGGGCTAGCTTGTCTAGCTGCCTTGGTGATTGCTCTGAAGATTTTTCTGTCATACTTTTCAGCAAGAGCGTATCCAATCTTCTTGGATATTTCACCACGTAGATCGTAGTGAGCAAGTGTTTCGTCAAGCTCGTAAACAAATGCTGAACTGATTAATAAATCATCGCATGTAATTGTCTTTTCAGCTACTGGAGGTGCACCGTCACCGTTACCTAGTATGCTGTTGCCGGGTGTATGGTACTCGGCTGTGGTTCTACCGGTGAAAATGAACTGAAGACTCTTACCGTTTTGAAGAGTTCTTTTCATTACAAGGTCTCTAGCGATTGTGTTTCGCTGAAATCCTTTGAACATTTCCCCGGAGAACAACTTTAAATAAAGTGCTCTGGCGTCTGTACCGCCATTATTAGCACCCGGACGAGTTAGACTCGTAGTTAGTGTACTATTTTGTTGTGCCATTGTTATGGTTATTGTTTATTGTTTGTGTATTGCTTAGTACTAATTTTCTCGAGATTTTTGTAGGTCTATCCCTACCGTCTAGACGGCATAAGGTATCTCCGTAGAGGCTTGTGCCAAGAGCAGGGGAGTCCGACTCTGAGGTGCTCCCCGTGCTGTTATTACTTCACAAATTTTGTGTAAGCAATGCCACGATATACGTAAGTTACTTGCATTGTAATCTCCATATACCCTAGCCCCGTTCCATG